TACCGATATATCTCGGCAATATGATGCCTTTTTGGCTGGCTATATAGAAGTATTCAACAAGGAAACAGGAGAACTATACGAACCTACTGGCTTCCCTGCCTTGAGCGAAAGTACTATCAAAGCCTATCTGATGAGTTGGGAGCAGAAAATCATCTCCTACAATCTCAGAAGCGGAAACCGACAAGCCTTTATGGGGCAATTTATCCCCTATGCACAAACGGACTTACCTACCAAAGCAGGGTCTATTCTCTCCATTGACGACAGACAACCTCCCTTTTGGTATGAAAAAGGAAAAAGGGTATGGTTCTATATCGGGGTGGATATTGCCAGCCGCTGTATGACAGCCTTTGTCTATGGAAAGAGCAAAGAAGGGATTATCCTTGAGTTCTACAGACAATTAGTAAGGAACTATCACCAATGGGGGCTAAAACTTCCTTATGAGTTGGAGTGCGAAAGCTCCCTTAATAGTAGCTTTAGCGAAACTTTCCTTAGAGAGGGGTATATGTTCCAAAAGGTAAGAGTGGAAGCCAATAACGCCAAGGGGAAATACATAGAACGTATGTTTGGCAAGATGCGTAACAACAAAGAAAAATATGCCGACGGATGGATCCCTCGCCCCTTTGCTAAGAACGAAGCCAACCAAGCGGGCAAAGGTGCTACCAAGATTATCCCTTATAATGAACTCGTACAGGCACGCCTTGCTGATATAGAGGATTGGAACAACGAACCTCACGATGAAGATCCAAGTGTAAGTCGTTGGGAGTATTTTCTCAATAACCAATTGGAAAGCCTACCAGAGACGAACTACCGCGCTATATTGCCTTATATTGGTTACTCTGTTAAGACCAGTTGCAAACAAGGTTATATCAGCTTAAACAGACAGAAAATGGCAATAGCCGAAGCGGGAAAGATACTTACAGGCGACCCACTTATTGAGAAAATGAAACAGATAGAAGGTAAGGATATAGAGGGGTATTGGTTGGACGGCAATGGCGGGGAACTTATAAAGGCAATCGCTTACTGTGGTAACCGCTATGTATGTGAGGTACAACCAATGCCACGTTTCCAAAGAGCACAAGCCGAACAAACAGAGGAAGACACCCTTATCAAGGCGCTGCAAAATGCCTATACAATGACCATTGTACGCTATGTACAGCACCAAAGCAAAGAGATTACTCCTATAGGGGTGATAGACAAGACACCGAAGCCAAAACGTTCTTTTGTAATTAATAACCTCAAGCGATTTGAAGCATGCGAAGCAGAGGAAGTAGAAATATTGGACGACTACGATACTATGGAGGAAGACGACAGACAAATCCTCTACAACCCAAGTACAGGGACAGAATATACTAAAAATTGGAGAAAAAAATATGCTATATGAAATTATCAATAGACTTTAAAAACAAGGTAAGGGAAGCGATTCTTTCCGACCGTGAGAACTATGGAGGATCCGATGCCGACTATGCCAAACGCCTAAACCTCAAAGGGGCTATCCTCTCCCGCCTTAAAAAAGGAGAAGTGGAGAAACTAATTAGCGACACCCAATGGTTGGTAATTGCTCATCAGCTTGGCGTACAGGTAAGGGATAATGCTTGGAAAGTAGCGCGTACAGCGGTATATACTGAAATAGAAGATAACCTACTCTACTGCAAGGAGTACAGCAAATCAATGATCTTGGTAGATGATTGTGGTATTGGTAAGACTTTTTGCTCCCGACACATTGTTCGTAAGCTCAAGAATGCTTTCTATGTGGATTGCTCCCAAGCGAAGACCCGACAGCAGTTTATCCGATTGCTTGCTAAGACTATAGGGGTGGATAATACAGGTAAGTATGTAGATGTAAAGGCAAGTATCAAGATGTGTCTTATCTACTTAGAACAACCTCTTATTGTACTTGATGAGGCAGGAGATTTGGACTACAACGCTTTCCTCGAACTCAAAGAGCTATGGAACGCTACCCAAGGGGAATGTGCTTGGTATATGATGGGAGCCGACGGACTAAGGGCAAAGATAGAGAGCGGCATTGCTCATAAAAAAGTAGGTTATGCTGAGATATTCGACCGCTTCTTTGATATCACCTCAATTGTACCCCAAGGTACTGATGATCGTAGGGAGTTTTATATACAATTATTGGGCGATGTGGCTTCGGTAAATGCCAAGCAAAAGGAGGATGTGGACAAACTCGTACGTAAGTGTATGAATCCGAATGACCTTAATACAAAGGATGTAACCCCTTCCGATTGGAAGAGACTTAGGTATTTGGAGAATTTAATTAAGTTAAGCTAATGGCAAGAATAAAAGGTATATACGGGAAACAATTATTGGAGAAAACCTATAAAACCTTTCCTTTTGAGGGGGTATGGGAGAAAGCTCTTGGCAATCCCGAAGTAGGTGGGTTTTGGATTATCTATGGGCGAGAGAAGCAGGGGAAAACGTGGTTTTCGCTAATGTTAGCGGAATACTTAAGCAAGTTTGAACAGGTGATGTATGTAAGTGCCGAGCAGGGCATTAGTAAGTCCTTTCAAGAGGCATATATCCGTAGTGGGCTTGACCCCAGCAACCGCAAGTTAAAGATAGTACCCTATACAGAACTTACCGAGATAGAGAAGGCATTAGCTAAGCAACGTGCCCCTAAAGTGGTGATTATAGACAATACCACAGTTTATAAAGACGAGCTAACAGCCCCTAAACTTAGGGAATGGAGCAAGCATTACCGCAATGTATTGTTTGTCTTCCTCGCTCACGAAGAGAAGGGGGAACCCGATATAGCAGTAGCAAGGCTTTGTAAGAAGCTCGCAGAGGTGATTATACAAGTGGAAGGCTTGGCATGCAATATATCGGGGCGTTGTCCTGGTGGGGTGCTTACCATAGACAAGGAGAAAGCAGAGTTATATCATAGTACAATTATAAGTGAAGAGTAAAAATTATGGAAACTATAGAAAAGCAAAAGACATTTAGGCACTGCCTGCTGTACTACTTAGATTGTAGTTATAGGCAGTATGAGGCGATTAAGTACAAGTACTTCCTTGACTGGTGTGAGCAGGTGAATAGGGAAAAACGAATCGTGAAAAACGTGGCTGACTTAGTAGGAAATGACTATCTCAACAACTGGTTTGATGACCAATGGCATTACTATGTGGAGTGTGATATAGCGTATTACTATGGCAAGGCACTTAGAGAGGGCGTATTTGACCAATCAGATGTAGAACTAATGATAGAGATTGCGGCAGAGCAGATTAATCATATATACCCGAAAGTGCTATTAGGTAAAATCAGAAGAGAACTCAAATTTCAAAGCTAATGAACCAACTATATATGGAAGTACTGAGGCTTGACAACTTTTTGCAAGCCTTGACAGAATCAGAGCGGACAATGATACATCAGTATCATGCCGGCTACAGAACACAGCTACCACTAATTGTATATACCCTATACGAGTATATCAAAATAAAGAACTGGGAAGCCCCCGACTTCCGCTACAACCCAGAAAGAGTATTGACCTGGTATAATCAGGAATATGGGACTTGGGAGCCAATAGAGACCCACGAATTATATAAAGCAAAAGTAGAACGATAATTTAAAATAGATAAAAAATGAAAGTTATTAAAGATTTAGCAGTAACGGTTACCTATACGGTAGAACTTGGAGGTGTAGAAGTACCCGATAAAGTTTTTGAACAATTAAATAATATGGCCAAATATGGAATCTCTGTTGGTATTGAAGATTCAGAGAAATATGAAAAAGCCTTTGAATGGCTAATGAATAACATAAGAGAAGATGATGCTATGGAATGGGAATATGAAGTAGGAATAGACGAGTAATAACAATTAAAAAGATAAAAAATGAGTGTAGATTTATCACAGATGAGTGCTGAGGACTTAAAAAAGTTACAAGAGCAACTCAAAGAGAAGCAAAGAGCAGAAAAATTAGCTAAACAACAGAGCAGACAGACACTTTTAGAACTTGAAGCAGAATTGGTAGATGATAACATTGGGTTCTGCCTTTCACAACGAGAGGATGTAGAGGATTTGGTAGCGAAACTTTTCCAAGAAGCGAAGACTATCATAGCCCTCCGTGCCGAGCTATATGGCACTCAGAAAGAGGAACAGGATTCGCATACCTTTACCAAAGCAGATGGGTCGGCGAGTATCCGTATAGGTTGGAATGTACGCCCCGCCTTTAATGGTACAGAGAGCGAAGGACTTAAGAAGATAAAAACCTATATGTCGTCCTTGGCGGGAGATACTGAAAAAGAAAAACTCCTATTGGAGTTCCTTAATACAGCATTAAGGACAGATGCACAAGGGAACCTAAACCCACGAGAGGTGCGCAAGTTAGGCACGCTAAGGCAAAAAGCTAACAGTGCCCTCTTTGATGAGGGTATGGAGATCATAGAGAACGCCATCGTAGATATACGTACGAGTATGTATATACGTGGGTATAAGTTGGTCAAATTTGAGAATGGTATAGAAAAAAGAGTAAACTTCAACTTCTCTATTGATTAGCGGTAAGCCACTGCGGACGATTATTAAATACCCTGACCTTAGTGTGTTGTTTGTATTAATGGGACGCCCATAAGAGACCCCCTAAGGCAGGGTTTTAAATAACCTTTAAAAACAATTTAAAATGAAAGAAAAACCAACACATTACTATTGCTTTTTTGGCAATGGCACACAAACAAAAAATAAGTTACAATCTGAATTTTCCGAATTTCTAAGAGGAATGGAAGGAGAACTATATCAAGCTGCCGATTTAGATAAAATAAAGAGATACATCATTGAAAAAGCCAAAGAGTTAAACAAAGAGTATCCCCGATGTAAAGCCTTAGATGTTTCTTTTCAACAATACTCAAAAAGGGATTACATCCACTATCTATGTGGTATTGAGTTTAACGCATTTCGGCTAATACCTGCTTATTTTATTAAACTTAAAAATGATTTGAAATGATTAGCACACGACAACTAAAGATCCTACAGAGCCTCTTAGGAAAGATGTTTAAGGACAGAGAGGAACGAATGGTTTTCTTATCAGATTCCGCTCAAAGAGAGTTAAGCTCTAGCAAGGAACTAACTGAAGGAGATTTCTTTGGGCTATTAGATTGGCTAGAGTATAATTACGCTAGGGAGGCGTATTTTGATAGCCATAATGCACAACACCTTAGCCTACTGGCAAAATGCCACGAATTGGGCTGGGTACGAGAGGATAATCCTAAGATTCCAGACCTTGGAAGATTGGGTAGGTTTCTGCTAAGTAAGAGGTGTCCCATACAAAAGCCCTTAAAAGAAATGACTACTAAGGAAGTCAGTAAGGTAATAGGAGCGTTAGAAAAAATAATTGAGAAACGATATGAAAAGAAGTGACAAAAGACAAGTGACCAATGACAAATGCCCTCACAAACACCAAGTATTACGCACTATAGGAGGGCATTGTACTGTAGTGATAACTGCTGTGTTTTGCCAAGATTGTGGGAAACAACTCACTAAAACAAAAGTAGAAGTATAACACTAAAAAAACAAATACAATGGAAATAGACGATTATGATATAAGTTACTCCTCAATATGCGATAGAATTAATGGTAACCCTCAACAAGCAAAAAAAGAGCTATTGCGTTTGTGCAGTATAACTATAAAAGCGGAAGAAAAAGTTGAAAAATTAGAAGAGGAACTAAATAAGGCCAAAACTGATGTGAGATTTTTTAAAAAAGGTATATATAACATCTTTCATTACTTTCGTAACCAAATTAGCAAACTACCCTCCTCTGTTATCCTCCGTGAAGGAAAGACGATATACATCATTAAGTACTTCGATGAAGATAACATTACAATAAATGTTGAAAAGGAAAGTTTTTAATTATTAAACAAAATAAAAATGACCTATATAGTAACCATACGCAGTTGTGCCGTTGTGCTAAAGCTGACCTATAAAGGAGGAAAGTTCCAAAAAATGGAAGTCAAAAAAGGCATATTGGAGGGCGAGTATCTCAAACAAATAGGCCTGCTTATTCCTCCCTTAGAGAATCTCATAGAGGAGTGGCAGGGGGTGTGGGGAGATAGGGTAACCTATCGAGAGGAAGAG